ACCAGCTCTAAGGACCGCGAGCCGACCGATCCAACGGCGATGACCGACACCGAGTACAAGTGCGAGCAGACCAACTTCGACACGGCCATTACCTACGCGAAGCTGGACATGTGGGCGAAGTTTCAGGACTTCCAGACCCGCATCCGCGACGCCATCGTGAAGCGCCAGGCGCTGGACCGCATCATGATCGGCTTTAACGGCGTGAAGCGCGCCAAAACCTCTAACCGCGCAGAGAACCCGCTGCTGCAGGACGTCAACAAGGGCTGGCTGCAGAAGCTGCGCGAAGACGCCCCGGACAACGTGATGGGCAGCACGACTAAAGACGGCGAAACCACCGCCGGATCGGTGAAGGTCGGCAAAGGCGGCGCATATCTCAACCTGGACGCGCTGGTCATGGATGCGGTTAACGAGCTTATCGATCCCATCTTCCAGGACGATGACGAAATGGTGGTTATCTGCGGGCGCGAGCTGCTGTCTGACAAGTATTTCCCGCTGGTCAACAACGAGCAGGCCAATACCGAAAAGCTGGCCGCCGATCCCATCATCAGCCAGAAACGTATGGGCGGCCTGCAGGCGGTGCGCGCGCCGTACTTCCCGGCTAATGCCCTGCTGATCACCCGTCTGGATAACCTGTCGATTTACTGGCAGGAGGACACCCGCCGCCGCTCGGTTATCGACAATCCGAAGCGCGACCGCATCGAGAACTACGAGTCGGTTAACGAGGCGTACGTGGTGGAGGATTACCGCTGCGCCGCGCTGATCGAAAACATCACCATCGGCGACTTTAGCGCGCCCGCTGATGCCGGTGCCGGAGCGTAAACCATGAGCCTGAGTCCCGCACGGCAGCACCGCCTGCGCGTTCAGGCTGAGCAGGCCGCCCGCACGGGCGGCTCTGCCCGGCACGCGAACGGCTACGAGCTGATGCTGATGCAGCTGGGTGAAGACCGCCGCCGCCTCAAGGGCATTCAGTCCAACGTCAAAAAAGCCGAAATCAAGGTAGAAGTGCTGCCGAAATATGCCGCCTGGGTAGACGGCGTGCTGGCCGCCGACGGCGCGCAGCAGGATGACGTGCTGATGTACGTGATGCTGTGGCGCATTGACGCCGGGGATTATGCCGGGGCGCTGGCCGTTGGCCGCCATGCCCTTAAGCACGGCTGGTCTATGCCGCAGGGGTTTAACCGAAACGTGCAGACCCTGCTGGCCGAAGAGATGGCCGACGCCGCTAAAAATGCCCTGATGGCAGAAAGCGACTTTGATCCTGCCCTGCTGATGCAGACGCTGGAGGCAACCGACGGGCTGGATATGCCGGACCAGTCGCGCGCCCGCCTGCACAAGTCCATCGGCTACGTGCTCACCGGCAGCCAGCGCCAGATGGCCCTGAATCATCTTAAGCAGGCGCTGCAGCTCGACGAGCGCTGCGGCGTGAAAAAAGACATTGAGCAGCTGGAGCGGAAAATCCGCAACGCCAGCTGATAACCGGACGTGCCCACGCGCGGGGCGGCACGGGGTGGCGACAGGCTGAGCCTTATCAAAACCCCGTCCACCGCCCAACCTTTTCAGGAGTATCAAGGCTATGGAATTTGTAGCGCCGCAGAAGGCGACGGGAACGCCGGAAATTATCCCCAACAACTCGTTCTGGCCGGACGTCGATCTGGCGAAGTTCAGAGCCGCAATGCGCGTAGACGGCACCGTGACGCCGGAGCGCTTAAAGCAGGTGGTGCTCACCGCGATGGCGGAGGTTAATACCGAGCTTTATTCGTGGCGCGAGCGTCAAGAGCTGCGCGGGTTTAACACCCTGGCCGACGTGCCGGCGGAGAAGCTGGCCGGTGAGAGCGTGCGCCTGCATCACTACTTTAACGCGGTGTGGTGCTGGACCCGTGCGGTGCTTAACGAGCGCTACCAGGACTTTGACGCGACCGCCGCTGCGGCGAAGCGCGGCGAGGAGCTGGCCGACACGACCGGCGACCTGTGGCGGGATGCGCGCTGGGCCATCAGCCGCGTGCAGAACCTGCCGCACAGCACCGTGGAGCTTATCTGATGAAAGTGCGTGCGCAGCAGTACGACACGGTGGACGCGATCTGCTGGCGTCACTACGGGCGCACGCAGGGCATGACCGAGCAGGTTATACGGGCGAATCCGGGGCTGTCTGAGCATGGCCCCATCCTGCCGCACGGGCTGGAAGTGGAATTGCCGGACGTGACGACGACGGCAACCGTGCAGGCCGTCCAGCTTTGGGACTGAAACATGTGGGAAAAAATCAGCACCTTTATCACCTGGTGCGTGGCGGTAGTGATGGCGTGGCTGGGTGGCCTGGATCTGAAGGACGTTTCTACCGTGGCCGGTGTCTTCATCGGCCTGCTGATGGCGCTTATCAGCTGGTACTACAAGCACAAAACCTACCTGCTGCTGGCAAGCGGGCGCATCACGCGGGAGGACTATGAATCTGCAAACCGTTAATCGCTGCGCCGTGGGCGTGGTGCTGGCTCTCGCCGCCACGCTGCCCGGCTTTCAGCAGCTGCACACCTCCGTGGAGGGGATGAAGCTCATCGCGGACTATGAGGGCTGCCGCCTGCAGCCGTACCAGTGCAGCGCCGGCGTCTGGACCGACGGGATCGGCAACACGCGCGGCGTGGTGCCGGGGAAAACCATCACCGAGCGGCAGGCGGCGGGCAACTTCATCACCAACGTGTTACGCGTTGAGGCGGCACTGGCGCGCTGCGTGGCGGTATCAATGCCACAGCAGGTTTATGACGCGCTGGTGTCGCTGGCGTTCAACGTCGGCACCGGCAACGCCTGCGGCTCGACCATGGTGGCGCTGCTGAAACAGGGGCGATGGCGTGAGGCCTGCGGACAGCTGCCGCGATGGGTGTACGTCAAAGGCGTATTCAGTCAGGGGGTGGAGAACCGCCGCCAGCGTGAAATGGCGTGGTGTCTCAGGGGAGCGGGCGCATGAAGCGGGTACTGCTGGCAGCAGCGCTTACCCTTCTTATGCTGGCCGCGCTCGGCGTGCAGTCATGGCGGCTCAGCAATGCGCACCACACCATCAGCACGCAGCAGGCGGCGATTGCGGACCAGGGCAAAAAGCTGTCGCAGAAGAACGGCCAGCTGATCGCCCTGAACATTCTTACGCAGACGAACAGCCAGGCGCAGACACAGCTTTATGCCGCAGCCGAGCAAAACGGCAGGCTGCTGCGCGACCGGCAACGCACCATTGAGGAGCTTAAACGTGAAAATGAAGACCTGCGCCGCTGGGCTGATTCCCCTTTGCCTGATCCTGTTGTCCGGCTGCGCCAGCGACCGGCCCTCGCCGGAGGTGAATCTTACCGTGAGTGGCTGTCCCAAAATCACCCGCTGCCAGCTGGACCCGGCCTCGCCGCGAAGTAACGGCGATCTGAATGCCCTGCTGGATGAAACCGAGGCCGCCTGGGCGGCGTGCGCGGACAAGGTCGATACCATTATCAGCTGTCAGGAAAAAGACGATGAACAAGCCGCAGTCCTTGCGAAGCGCCCTGAATAAAGCCGTGCCCTACGTGGCGGACAATCCCGACCGGCTGCACCTGTTCGTGGATAACGGCGCGCTGGTCGCCACGTCCGCCGCGTCGATCTCATGGGAATACCGCTACACCTTGAACGTGGTGATTACCGACTTTACCGGCGACCAGAACCTGCTGATGGCCCCGGTAATGTTCTGGCTGCGGGAAAATCAGCCGGACGCCCTGCAGAACCCCGGCGAGCGAGAAAAGCTCTTCACCTTTGAGGCCGACATCCTCGGCAATGACCGCTGCGATATCAGCATGAACCTGAAGCTGACCGAGCGGGTGCTGGCGCGGGAAGTGGACGGGAAGATGACGGTCGAGGCCATACCGGAGCCGGACGTGCCGGAGGAGTTCTGGGCGGCGCGCCATGGCTGAACTGCATGAGGTAGACGCCTGGCTGGATGCGCTGCTGGCGCAGCTTGAACCGTCAGCTAGGACAAAGATGCTGCGCGAGGTCGCGCGCGACGTGCGCCGCATTCAGCAGGCGAACATCACGGCGCAGCGCGCCCCGGACGGCACCGCATGGGAACCCCGCCGCGTTACGGCCCGCACAAAGCCCGGCCGCATCCGGCGTAAGATGTTTGCGAAACTTAAAACTACGAAATATCTAAAGGTGCGGGAAAATGCTAATCAGGCTGAAATTTCCTTCGCGCCCTCAGTACAAAAAATCGCCCAAATTCATCATTATGGCCTAAAAGAGCGGTTAAATAGCCATAAGTTTTTAGTTAAATATCCAGAACGTCAGTTAATTGGCTTCAACATAGAGTCGAAACGTATTCTGCTCGAAAATTTATTTAACAGAATAAAATTATAAAAATCAATTTTATCCTTTTAATTATTGCCGGCAAAGACCGGCGCATGACTAGAAAAGCAATTAAAGGGGTACTTTATACATACACCAAATAGCGTTTACTTACCTCTTTCAGGTCGTTAGAGTGTTTTCTATTTTTTTTATGGTAAAGTTAAAAAACTTACACTTATCTATGTCTCTTCTAGATTCCAGCAAATTTTTCGTAGGGATTTGAATTTTGAACAATTGATTTGCACCATCTTGATCACCATTAGCAATCCTCTTTTCCTTTTCATCCATGACAATAGTATGTGCTAAATGACTAACAACTGGATAAAAAATCAAATCATAGAAATCATGCCCTCTCATAAAATAAAGCGTATCACTGCTTAGCATATTTTTCCCCCTTCTTAAGCTAAGAGAGAATGTTAAGAATTCATTTTGGTTACTCTCTTGTAAGTTGGCTTTGAAAATAGAATGCATTTGTTTTCTAAACTCCCTAAGTTTCGTCTTTAATATTTCATTATCAACTGAATTATAGTTGAGCTTCTTAAACCACTTTTCAAAGTTAATTATACAGGAATTTATTGATACCCTTAGCTTTTTGGCGGATACTTTATCGGATCGCATATAGAACAAGTATAACATTTGATTAATATAAATAGACTTAGATAATGTATTAAAAAACCACTCCACACTAAAGTTAGAAAACCATTTTGTAAGAGAACTTGCTTGCTCAATTAAATCCTGTACACCGTCGCATGTTGAAGACACGTTTTCTTTAGCGCACACACGAGTTTCGAAGGCATAAGGTGAGTCCTCGGCAAATTCATAACCACTATAATCGTCTAAAATAAATCTATAGTCGCTATCAATGCAAGTAAACAAATGTGGTCCTAATACAATTTGACCACTTTTTATTAATGAACTTATTCGAGAGCAGCCGTTTGCCTGCTTGCCGTCTTGGCTTGAAATTTCGAAAGCTCGCTGGACTGTGATATCATAGTCATCCTTAAATTTCCTAAAAAAAGGGCTCCAAAATCTTACATCTGGATCACCTTCTACATAAACAAGCACTGTTTTTTTTATAGTTTTCCCGTAGAATTTTTCAGATAACTCAACATATTCACTTGATATAACAACATTACCCGTGCTCATTATTAATCTCATTTGTCAGATTAATTACATTGAAGTCTAAATCATTCATCAGCATTGCTGGTGAGTGGGTAGCAACAATAAATTGTGAATTAGGGGCAAGCATCGACATAGAACTAAGGATTTGTTTCTGCCATTCAATATGCAACGATAAATCCGGCTCATCAAGAATGAAAATCTTTTCATCATCACTTGCAAAAAAAGCAAGCAACAATAGAACTAATAAGTTTTTTTCTCCTCGAGAAAGCTTTATCCACTCTATAGTACCTCCGTCATGATCAGTTAAACATATCATGTTTCTGGAATCTCGAGACACCTTCTTATTAGTGCATTCAAAAAAATTATTTAAAACTCTCTCAAAGTTTAAAACCCTGTTGCTAGAAGAATCTTTGGAGGCTATTTTTTTATGCCAATCGGATAAGATTTTGCTTTTAATTAATGAGGCATTTTTTTCGTCAAGACCATCAAAATAGCTTTCGATGTTATTTATAAAATCATCCGCAGCAAATTCTGCCAGCTGTTTTTTTGCGCTTCATTATAATCCTTTTCAAAAGACAAAAAATCGATTAACAACTCTCTTAATGTAATATCGAGCGCTGCATTCCTACTGAAGAGATTCTTTTCACCTTTCTCAACATTAGCATATGGCCTTTCTGGGATTATAAAAATCTCTTCCCGATAGAAAACAGGCATAACAATCTTATCAAGCATCATTCGCTCAAAAGAAGAACCCTTAGGAACATGGACCATCTTTAAAAGACTTCTATTTGACTCATTCTTTTTTTCGTTAGTGATAGTTGTAGTCGAATCGTTATTGTTTTGATTTGAACTCTTTTTTGATTTGAATGTAATTGCGTCATGGAAACTTTTCACCGATAGCTTATCAAGCTTGGGTGTCTGTAACTTACTTGTATTAACATCAACTTGATGGTTATTAAGTTCGTGTTCGAATCCCATATCAGAAGCAAAAACAGTAACATCTTCAGCCAAGCTTGCTTTCGCGCTCCAATCCTGTATTGCAATTAAAGGAGTACTCCTATCATTTAATAAGCCGAAGAGTATTTCCAATACAGTGGATTTACCTGAACCGTTAAAACCTGTTAGGACATTTATTTTTTTCGCAAATTCAATGCGGAATGTCTTTTTATTATCCCACATATTATAAATGCTTATTTCCCGTATGTATCTTTTAGCCATCGCAGTCTCCTTTTAGACCTCCGATTGTATTGTAGTCAGCACAATGAACACAACTAGGGACTTCATCATAAAAAAAATATTCTTGAATAATGAACGAAAAAATAACCGAAATCATGCGCCTTATTACCAACCTGATCCGCACCGGCACCGTGTCCGAGGTGGATCCGGTGAACTGGCTGTGCCGGGTGAAAACGGGCGACATCGAAACCAACTGGATTAACTGGCTCACCACGCGCGCCAGCAGCACGCGCACATGGTGGAAACCCACCCTCGGCGAGCAGGTTGTGCTGCTGAGCCTGGGCGGCAACCTCGAAACCGGGTTTGCGCTGCCCGCCATCTATTCCGACGCCTTTCCGCCGCCGGACTACTCAGAAAACGGCGTGACAACCGTGTTTCAGGACGGCGGCTGGTTTCAGTACGAGCCGAAAACCGGCCAGCTGCTGATAAAGAACATCAAAAGCGTGCGCATAGAGGCGGCCGACGGGATTCAGCTCATCACTGAGCAGTTTGGCGTGGACGCTGACCAGACCCGGATCAACAGCGAAACCGTGATGAACGGCGCGGTGACGCAGAGCGGCGGCGGCATGAGTTCAAACGGCGTTGTGGTGCATACCCATCAGCACGGCGGCGTGAAGTCCGGCACGGATATGTCAGGAGGTCCGCAATGATGTATCTCGGCATGAACCGCGACACCGGCGAGGCGATCACCGACATCGATCACATCCGGCAGAGCATACGGGACATTCTGATGACGCCGGAAGGCAGCCGCCTGCAGCGCCGGGATTACGGCTCGCTGCTGTCGGTGCTGATTGACCAGCCACAAAACGATGTGATCCGCCTGCAGGTGATGGCGGCGGTGTATACCGCGCTCAGCCGCTGGGAGCCGCGCATCAGGCTGAACACCGTCAACATTACCAGCGCCTTTGACGGCTCAATGGTGGTTGAACTGACCGGCCAGCGGGATGACGGCTCGCCGGTTGCCATGTCTGTTTCAACGGGGGTGAACAGTGGCAGTAATTGACCTTTCCCAGCTGCCCGCGCCTGAAGTGATTGAGGTGCCGGACTTTGAAACCCTGCTGATGGAGCGCAAAGAGGCGCTGATTGCGCTCTACCCGGCGGAGGAGCAGGCGGCGGTGCGCCGGGTGCTGGCGCTGGAGTCCGATCCGATGGTAAAGACGCTGCAGGAAAACACCTACCGGGAAATCCTGCTGCGCCAGCGCATCAACGAGGCGGCGCAGGCGGTCATGGTGGCGTACGCGCTCGGCAGCGATCTGGACCAGCTGGCCGCAAACCATAACGTGCAGCGCCTGACCGTGACCCCGGCTGACCCTGACGCGGTGCCGCCGGTCGATGCCGTGATGGAAACCGACGATGCCCTGCGGGTGCGCGTGCCGGAGGCGTTTGAGGGGCTGAGCGTGGCCGGGCCGACGGCGGCCTATGAGTTTCACGCAAAGAGCGCGGACGGCCGCGTTCAGGACGTGTCGGCAACCAGCCCGTCACCGGCCAGCGTGCTGATCACCGTCCTGAGCCGCGAAGGCAACGGCGAAGCGGCGGAGGATTTGCTGGCTACAGTGAACACCGCGCTGAACGCGGAAGCGGTGCGGCCCGTAGCGGACCGCGTCACCGTGCAGGGCGCGACCATTCATGACTACAGCGTGAAGGCAAAGCTGCACCTGTTTGATGGCGTGGCGGCCGGCCCCTGCCTTGAGGCGGCAAACGCGCAGCTGACCGCTTACCTCACCGAGCAGAAAAAGCTGGGCCGCAGCGTGCGCCGCGAGTCCTACGGGGCGGTGCTGCGCGTGCCCGGCGTGGACTGGGTGGAAATGATCGAACCGGCCGCGGACATCATCCTGGACCGCACGGCAGCGGGTAACTGCACCGGCACGGACATTTCAGTGGCGGCTGACGAGGTGCTGACATGAGCAACAGCAGCCTGATGCCGTCCGGCTCGTCCGCGCTGGAGCGCCGCCTGGCGGAAGCCTGCAGCGGCATTACCGGCCTGAACGTGCCCCTGCGCGACCTGTGGAATCCGGCAACCTGCCCGGTCAGCTTTCTGCCGTATCTCGCCTGGGCGTTTTCGGTGGACCGATGGGACGAAGGCTGGGCGGAAAGCGTCAAGCGGCAGGTGGTGCTCGATGCGTTTTATATTCATCAGCACAAGGGAACCATCAGCGCTATCCGGCGCGTGGTGGAGCCGTTCGGGTTCCTGATCCGCGTTATTGAGTGGTGGAAAACCGGGGAAGCGCCCGGCACGTTTCGCCTGGACATCGGCGTGCAGGACCAGGGCATTACGGAAGAAACCTATCAGGAGCTGGAGCGGCTCATCAGTGACGCCAGGCCGTGCAGCCGTCACCTGCTGGGCATGTCCATCAACCTGCAGGTGAGCGGCGAAACGCGTATAGCTGCCGCGAGCTATGACGGTGACGATCTCTCGATTTACCCGTACACCCCGGAAATTCTTTCCGTCAGCGGCCCGACGTATGCGGGCGCGGCGGTTCACGTTATCGACCTGATGGAAGTCGGACAATGACACAAAAATTTTACGCAATCGTGACCAACCTCGGCGCGGCCAAAATTGCCAACGCCGCCGCGCTCGGCACAAAACTGAATATCACGCAGATGGCCGTGGGCGACGGCGGCGGCACGCTGCCCACGCCGAACGCCAGCCAGACAAAGCTGGTAAACGAGGTGCGCCGGGCGGCCATCAATACGCTGAGTATCGATGCCACCAACGCCAGCCAGGTGATTGCCGAGCAGGTGATCCCCGAAACGGAAGGCGGATTCTGGATCCGGGAAATGGGGCTGTTTGATGCGGAGGGGACGCTGATTGCGGTCTGTAACACGCCGGAAACCTACAAGCCCGCCCTGCAGGAAGGCAGCGGACGCACGCAGACCGTGTGCATGCTCATCATCGTGAACAGCACGGACGCTATCACCCTGAAGATTGATCCGGCCGTGGTGCTGGCAACGCGGCAGTATGTTGACAGCAAGGTGAGCCAGGCCGTGATCGAGGTCAGGCAGTACGCGGACGACCTGATGGCAAAGCATATTGCAGCGGCAGACCCGCATAAGCAGTATGCGCCCAAAGACAGCCCGCTGCTTACCGGCACGCCCAAAGCCCCGACGCCAGCGACGGGCAACAACTCAACGCTGCTTGCCACGACCGCCTTTGTGCAGGCGGCCATCGCGCAGCTGGTCTCGTCCTCCCCGGAGGCGCTGGACACGCTGAACGAGCTGGCCGCCGCGCTGGGCAACGACCCGAACTTTGCTACCACAATGACGAATCAGCTGGCCGCGCGCGCGCTGCTTGCAGGCAACGTCAATCAGCAGTTTTCCGTCAAAGACGCCACGCTTGACGGCCATGCTGTCAATCGCGGGCAGATGAACACCGCGCTGGCACTGCGCGCCCTGCTGGGCGGTTCTGCGACGCAAAAGTTTCTGGTGCTGAGTGCGCCGGCGGATAGCAACGCCGCTGTGCCGGTTTCGCTGCTGAATGACGGGCTGAGTAAAAAGGCGAACCTGAACGGCAATGACCAGACGGATTTTTACGTTCGCAATAACGGTGAAACAAACGCCGCTGTCAGCAATGCGCGCCTGAACTTCGTGCTGGGAAACTATGCCTATAAAGGGGGGGATGCAAATCAGGGCTTTGCCGTGGCAGGCGGTACGGGTGCTAACAGCGCCGTCGCTTACGGGCAGTTTCAGGCGGGAACTAACGGAAATGGTGCCTGGATTAAGCTGCCGAACGGCGCACAGTGGTGCCGCCAGAACCTGAGTATTCCGGCAAAAACCAACGTCATCTGGACATACCCGGCAGGCTTTACGGCCCCGCCGGCCATATTCATAACCGGCATCAATGGCGATCCGGCGGTATGGTCTACCGGCGTCGGCGCGAGCAACGCCGGTATCTATAACAACAACGATTCGGCCCTTAACGTTAACCTTCTGGCGATCTGGTGATGAACATGAGCGAACAGGAAAATTTAGCAGCTGAGCAGAGCGAGGCGGATCAGGTTCTGCCGTTTGAGAAGCGTTACTTTGTGTCGGTGAATGCTGGTCACTACATCGACGGGATGATGATTGCCTTCAGCCAGGCGGACGCAGAGAACTATTCCGCCATGGAGCTGGCCGAGCTGACCCAGGCGCAGTTTGAATCGGTCGGGCAGGACTGCCAGCTTATCGGCGGCGAGGTAGTAAAAGGGCCGCCTGTGGTGTCTGAACTCAGCACGCAGGCGAAGCAGGCCATTCTCGCCGCCCGTCTGCGCGAGGCAACGCAAAAAGTGCAGATGCTGCAGGATGCGGTTGATCTAGATATGGCAACGGATGAGGAAAAGGCGCAGCTGACGGCGTGGAAGAAATACCGCGTGCTGCTGAGCCGTGCGGATGCGGAAGTGCAGTCGCCGGAAGAGTGGCCGCAGCCCCCGGCCTGACGGATGAGCGCCCGCCGGGGCGCTTTTTTTATCGCTGTTCCTTGTGTGATTTTCCACACAATGCCCGCAGGGTGCGCCCGCGCCCGCCACCTTTCACCATAGCGGAACCCCTTTACAGGAGAACCGCCACATGGCTCAGGATTATCACCACGGCGTGCGCGTTGAGGAAATCAACGAGGGCACCCGAACTATCACCACCGTCAGCACGGCAATCGTCGGTCTGGTCTGCACCGGCGACGACGCCGACGCGGCAACCTTTCCGTTCAACCGCCCGGTACTGCTGACCGACGTGCTCACCGCCAGCGGCAAGGCTGGCGAGTCCGGCACGCTGGCCCGCTCGCTGGACGCCATCGCCGACCAGTCCAATCCCGTCACCGTCGTTGTGCGCGTGCCGCAGGGCGAAACCGAGGCGGAAACCACCGCGAACATCATCGGCGGCGTGACCGATGGCCAGCGCACCGGCATGAAGGCGCTGCTGGCCGCGCAGGCCGTCTGTGGCGTCAAGCCGCGCATTCTCGGCGTACCGGGACATGACACGCAGGCCGTTTCCACCGAGCTGCTGAGCGTGGCGCAGAGCCTGCGCGGCTTTGCCTACCTGTCGGCCTACGGCTGCAAAAGCGTAGAGGAAGCTATCGCCTACCGCGCCAACTTCAGCCAGCGCGAAGGGATGCTGATCTGGCCTGACTTCATCAACTTTGACACCGTGCTGAAAGCGGACGCGACGGCCTATGCCACCGCCCGCGCGCTCGGCCTGCGCGCCAAAATCGACGAGCAAACCGGCTGGCACAAGTCCCTGTCAAACGTCGGGGTGAACGGCGTCACCGGCATTTCCAAAGACGTCTTTTGGGACCTGCAGGATCCGGCGACGGACGCGGGCCTGCTGAACCAGAACGACGTCACCACGCTGATCCGCAAAGACGGCTTCCGCTTCTGGGGTTCCCGCTGCCTGAGCGACGACGCGCTTTTTCAGTTTGAGTGTTACACCCGCACCGCGCAGGTGCTGATGGACACCATGGCAGAGGCGCAGATGTGGGCCGTTGACGGCCCGCTGAACCCGTCGCTGGCCAGCGACATCATCGAGAGCATCCGCGCGAAGCTGCGCAGCCTGGTGAATCAGGGCTACCTCATCGGGGCAGACTGCTGGCTGGATGAAAGCGTGAACGACAAGGACACGCTGAAGGCGGGCAAGCTGACCATCGACTACGACTACACGCCGGTGCCACCGCTTGAAAACCTGCTGCTGCGCCAGCGCATCACCGACCAGTACCTGGTCGATTTCAGCAGCCGCGTGAGCGCATAAGGAGACTGAAACATGGCATTACCCCGCAAGCTCAAGCACCTGAACGTGTTTAACGCAGGCAACAACTGGCAGGGGCTGGTTGAGTCCATCACGCTGCCGAAAGTCACCCGCAAGTTTGAGAAGTACCGCGGCGGCGGCATGGCCGGAGGCGTGGATATCGACATGGGCCTGGATGACGGCGCGCTGGATACGGAATTCACTGTAGGCGGCACCGAGGCGCTGCTGTTCAAGCAGCTGGGCACCGCCACCGTGGACGGCGTGCAGCTGCGCTTTACCGGCTCTATCCAGCGCGACGACACCGGCGAAGTGCAGGCGGTAGAGCTGGTCACGCGCGGCCGCTACAAAGAGCTGGATTCCGGCGAGTGGAAGACCGGCGATTCAAGCACCACCAAGGTATCCGCGACCAACAGCTACGCCAAGCTGACCATTAACGGGGAAGTGGTTTACGAGATTGACCTCGTGAACATGATCCACATCGTGGACGGCACCGACCTGATGGAAGCGCACCGTAACGCGCTCGGCCTCTGATAAACCCGGCAGGGGCAGCCCTGCCGCTCTGAAACGTATAAACGGAAAATAACCATGACCGACAAAACTACCGAAAAAGCTGTTGAGCTGGACACCCCCATTCTGCGCGGCAAAACCGAAGTTACCAGCGTGACCGTGCGCAAACCGCAGGCCGGGGCGTTGCGCGGCATCCGCCTGCAGGCGCTGATGGACATGGACGTGAACGCGATGATGGCCGTGCTGCCGCGCGTCACGAACCCGGCGCTGACCGTGCAGGAAATTAACGAAATGGACCCCGCCGATCTGCTGTCCCTGTCGGTCGAGGTGATCACTTTTTTGTTGCCGAAGTCGGCGCTGTCAGCTTTCCCGACAGCCTGACGGTAGAAGATCTGGTAGCAGACATCGCTACCGTTTTTCACTGGCCGCCGCCGGTGATGTACGCGGAGTCTCTGACGGACGTGCTGGAGTGGCGGCATAAAGCGATGCAGCGTAGCGGAGCCGGTGACGATGAGTGACACAAACCTGCGGCTGCAGGTGGTATTAAGCGCGGTGGATAAAATCACGCGCCCCTTTCGCAGCGCGCGCGACGGCTCTAAGGAGCTGTCGGCCGCGCTGAAGGCCAGCAAAGACGGCCTGAAATCCCTTAACGAGCAGGCGGGCCGCATTGACGGTTTCCGCAAAACCCGCTCACAGCTTGCCGTTACCGCCAACAACCTGAAGGCCGCCCGAGAGGAAGCGGCGCGCCTTGCCGTGCAGTTTACCGAAACGAACAGGCCCACGGCACAGCAGGCCAGACTGCTTGAGCAGGCAAAGAACCGCGCCAGCCAGCTGCAGCAGACATACAACGGCCTGCGCCTGTCGGTGCAGCGCCAGCGTGAGGCGCTGAACGCGGCGGGCATTGACACAAAACAGCTGAGCGAGGCGCAGCGCCGGCTAAAAACGGACGCGCAGGCGGCAACCGGGGCCATCGAGCGCCAGCAGGCAGAGCTGCGCAAGCTCGGCGAGCGCCAGCAGAAGATACGCGACATCCAGGCGCGGCATGAAAAGCTGACCGAGACGCGCAATAAGCTGGCCGGTAACGGCGCGGGCATGGTGGCAACCGGCGTTGCAACCGGCGCGACCCTGATGGCCCCGGTGCGCGCCTATTCGGATTCGGAGAACGCCGCGACGCAGCTGGCCGCCTCCATGATGGGGCCGGGCGCTAAGGTTCTGCCGGAGTATGAAAAAATCAACAGGCTGGCAGTGAGCCTGGGCGACAAGCTGCCCGGCACCACGGCGGACTTTCAGAACATGATGACCATGCTTCGCCGCCAGGGCATGAGCGCGCAGGCGATCCTGGGCGGGCTGGGTGAGGCGACGGCCTATCTCGGCGTGCAGCTGCAAATGGCCCCGACCGACGCGGCGGAGTTTGCGGCGAAGCTGCAGGACGCCACGCAGACCAGCGAAAAGGACATGATGGCGCTCACCGACATCATTCAGAAGGGATTTTATGCGGGCGTGGATTCGGGAAACATGCTGCAGGGATTCTCCAAAATCGGCAGCGCCATGGACATCATTCACCAGAAAGGGCTAACTGCGGCGAAAACCTTTGCGCCACTGCTGGTTATGGCCGATCAGGCCAGTATGTCCGGCGAGTCGGCGGGCAACGCCTACCGCAAGATTTTTCAGGCAACGCTCAATAATAAAAAAATTGGTGACGCGAATGATGTATTGGCTGGTACAGGGATAAAGCTGAATTTCCAGAACAAAAAGGGGCAGTTTGCCGGGCTGGAAAATTTGTATGCGCAGCTGGCGAAGCTGAAAAAAATCACCAGCGACAGCAAGCGCCAGTCCGTTTTAAATACGCTGTTTGGTGATGACGCTGAAACCCTGCAGGCGCTGAACATCATGATCAGCAAGGGGATCGAGGGTTATCGGGAAACTGCTGCGAAGCTCGACAATCAGGCGACCCTGCGCGAGCGCGTTGACGCCTCGTTAAAGACGCTGTCAAACCGCTGGGATGCGGCGAGCGGCTCGTTTACTAATGCAATGGCTGCAATTGGTGAGACGGTCGCGCCAGTGCTTAAACAGCTGGCCGACTGGCTGGGCAATCTCGCCAGTGCGCTCGGCAGCTTTGTGAAACAACACCCACAACTGACGGCGGCCTTGTTCAAGATGGCGGCTGGTTTTGCCATAGCGACAGTAGCTATAGGGAGCATATTGCTAGCGCTGGCGGCCATCTTAGGACCAATGCTAGTAATGCGTATGGTTATGAACAGAGTTGGTCTTCAGGCATTTACTTCATTTGGGCTTATGCGCAAGGCAATTGGCGTAGTCGGTAACAGCGTGCTGTGGCTGGGGCGGCTGATGATGGCGAACCCCATTCTGGCCGTGATCGGGCTTATTGCCATGGGAGCCATATATATCTGGCAGAACTGGGACACGCTGGGGCCGAAATTTGCCGCGCTGTGGGACGGCATCAGCACCAAAGTCAGCAATGTATGGACGGCGATCCGCACCTACATCAGCACCAAATGGGATGAAATCGTGGCCGACGTGAAGGCGCTGCCCGCGCGCTTTCAGGAAGCTGGCTCGCAGATGATTGATGGCCTGCTGGCAGGCATCAGCCAGAAATGGGATGCGCTCAAAAGCAAGCTGTCCTCGCTGACTGATTACCTGCCGGACTTTCTAAAGCCCGGCAACGACAAACCAGGCGCACCGGCGCAGGCAGCACGACCACGCCCGGCGCAGGTCACGGCAGACGGAAAGGTGGCGCTGCCGCCGGGCGGCTTCCCGGCTTTTCCGAGGATGTACGACACCGGCGGGCATATTCCGTCCGGGCAGTTCGGCATCGTCGGGGAAAACGGGCCGGAAATTGTGAACGGCCCGGCCAACATAACCAGCCGCCGCCGCACTGCCGCGCTGGCCGC